CTGCGTCACCGTGAACGGCACGACCTGCAAGCCCGTGGAGATTGCCGACGAGGACTGGGAGCTGCTGCAGGAGACCGAGCGTCGAGGATATATACAGATAAGGACTATTCAATAAAAAAGCTATGGAGATACAGACAAGACATAATGCAGCAAGCATAAGTATGAGCCTGATGCGTCAGCAGGCACAGCAGGCCGAGGATATCATCGAAGAGATGGCGAAGAACTTCTGGCCGATGATAGGAACGGCGAACCAATGTGCCTACAACGCCATCGACGAGGCTATCGACGCCATGAAAGAGTGTGGACTATGGTGGCAGCAGGGGAAGCCCTGCGGCTGAATCCCGAATGTGAGAAATATATCAAGGACAAAAAAGAGAATGAATCATGAAGAAAGCAATATTGAGAATGGCACTGGCCGTGATGCGGTTGGTGCTGGGTATCACTAAAAGAACGAAAAAGATGTTTAAGAAAACATTACCAGTGGGCACTATGAGCGTGGAGCAGTTGCTCGACAGCCCCGAGTATATCAAGGAGCTGGAGTTACAGATTCAGATGGAGACAGATCATCACGATAAGATGGCGCGTGAAGCGTTCGCGTCAGGCCTGCGCCTGCAGCGTGCACCGATTGCCCGGCTGCGTGAGCGTGAGGTGTTCAACGCTGAGGATATGAAGGAACTCTACAAGCGGATGGTATGCAAGCAGCTCAACGGCTTCTCATCATCCGAGCGCGAGTATATCAAGCAGGTGTGCATGATGGCATACTGGCGTGTCGTGCAGAAGAACAAGGAATAATCAAACCACAATTATATTTTCATTTTATTAGTTATGTTATTACAAGAACCTTTGTAAAACCTTAGATACCTTCCTTTCATGCTCGTCTGTGAAGATATGCTTTTAAGGTTAATAGATTGTTGGTTGCCCGGTTGCCTGTGAAGGTGGTCGGGCTTTTTTATGCCATATACGGGGAAATTTATTAAAATTCTTAAAAACATACGGAAAAGATTTAAGAAAATTAAAAATATAAAGGGTTTTGTTTGTTGATTAAGATTTTCTTTATAAATTTGCATCGTCAAACTTATTAAGACGTGGGGGCAACACGATAAACACTGCACAAAGAAAATGATTAAGTCATTCACAATTTTCCAGCTCGACAACAGCAAGCAGGCAAACAATTTCAAGTTTATGCCTTACGACTTCGTTAAGAAGATGAGTTACGAACTTAGTCTTTGTTTCTATAACTTAGTTTATCAGAGCGAGGTAGTAACCAGTCACGATGACGCAATGGATATCCTCGATGACCTTTACTTTGAGTTCAATATGCGCAAGCCTGCTGATTTCAAAGGCCACAGCCTGAGCACAAGCGACATTATCAAGATGGATAATAAGTATTACTATTGTGATTCATTCGGATTCGTAGAGGTTAAGTTCTAACCTCTACACCCAATCAGAAACAAAGTTCAAACCAATAAAGTAAGAAAGTCATGAAGAAGTTTGAAGTAGGAAAGCAGTATTCAATGCGTAGTGTATGCAACCACGATTGTGTATGGACGTACACCGTCATCAGCAGGACAGCCTGCACGGTGAAGCTAAAGGCAAAGAACGGCGAGATAATCACCTGCCGTATCAACAAGAAGCTGACGGAGCACCGCAACGTCGAGAGCGTTCTGCCGCTGGGATATTACAGCATGTGTCCGATACTTAGTGCTGAGTGACTATGGAAAAGAGAGTAAAAGACCCATGCGTTAAGTGTTACCTGCGCGAGGTGTGCGACGCTGACGAGTGCGGACGGAAGTTATACAAGTTATTCACCAAATAAAACAATCAATTATGTTACACAAGGAAATCAAGAATGTTCAGCAGGCGAAGAAAGTAGCCAAAGAGCTGGCGAAAGATTTGAATCAGGAAATAGGCTTCTTCGGATGGTATGAGGTTCTTGAAGAAGAACAGGCAACCTGCTTCACAGTGCAGGTAGTCAGCAGTCTTGAAGCATATTGCAGTGATCTGACGGAGTACGTCATCGAGAGAGTGTACAATGTATGGGGCGTGTATAGCAGGATATATGATGGTGTATCGCTGGTGTTCACCACCATCCGCAGGGATGACGGGGAGTATATCCCGGCTATCGAGTTTAAGATAAGATGGGCTAATAATTAACGGCAGACTATGGCACAGATAATAGATTTTGTCGCTCCGATGTTCAAGGACGTGGAGCGTTACCTCGAAATGAAGAAGAAGTACCCCGATGCAATCCTGCTGTTCCGTTTCGCTGACGGCGAGTATCAAGCGTATAATGAGGATGCAGACAAGGTGGCCGAGGCTTGCGGTCTTAACGTGATACCCGTCACGGGTGGAGACGGTAGCGGAAAGCTGGTGGCGTTCCAGCAGCAGAAGCTCGATATCTACCTGCCGCGACTGGTGCGCAAGGGTTACAGAGTGGCTATTGTAGATGAAATCGTAAAATAAGCCGATTTGGCGGCGTTTTATCCCGAAGGTGGGTAAGTTATCGGCTTACGAGGTAAAACGCCGTTAGAAAGCGAAAAACAACAAAATAACGAGTATTATGGGAGTAGCAAAGGGATGGCGGTTCAAGTTCTATTGGAACAAGCCGCAAGAGTATGTCACTTATCAAGAGTTCGGGATGATGTTCCTGACAGGGGTGGTAAAGCAGGCAATGATGTATTGCCAGACGAAAGAACACCTAACGAAGATTGACGTGTATAACGGCACGAAGTTGCGCTTCACGGTCTATCGCTGAATTTATTGTAAATAACAATGAAAAAACAATGAAACTATGGAAGTAGAAAGAAAAGGACAACGCAAGCGTCTCGGTGAGAAGTTCCGCCGGGTGCGCGAGGAACAGGGCTGGAGCACTGAGCAGGTGTCGCTGATGGCAGACCTGACGGCTGCAACAGTAGAGAAGATTGAGGCCGGGGCTTTCAACGTGCCGCTGGATGTGCTGGTGCGCGTGGCCGACGTGCTGGGTGTGGAACTGACGGTGCAAGAGGTATGAACGAGGTATTCCATCATATCAGGTGCTGCGGAAAGACGTTCACCTCTGACGAGTGGGGCGACTACTGCGCAAAGACGCGCGATGGAGAGCAGCGTATAGAGACGATGTTTGGTAAGTACACGTTCAACGACTGCGATATATGCATAAACCCGGAAAAACAGAATATCTCGGTGCGTGATGGCGGCTACGGCTATTACATCATCCTAAAGTGGGCATACTGCGGCAATGGCCTGTGGTCATTCGGCTTAGATTATGGCATGGGAACGGCTGGCGGTGGATTTGGCGTAAGCTGGGCAGATACCACCGATGGGAAAGACGGCTCATATCGCAAGGGCTATGCCAGCGAGAAGGAGTGCAAGGTGGCAGCGTGCCGGTATGCCATGAATATCGTTAAGCAGAATAACGCCATGTGCGACAATCTACGACGAAAGATAAGAGAGTTTATGATTGGCTTACAACGCCCTGAGATTGTGCAACTTGAATTATTTTGAAGCTATGGGACTGAACGAAAAGATGCTACCACTCGGCACCACCCGGCGAGAGCGCACAGGCGACTATATTATGATGCTGGAGGTGGTCGGATGGAATGACCGGGCGAGGTGTAACGTATGGGCAGAAAAAGCGCGTAAGTACTCCCCGGCGCAGGCTGTAAGCACCTACCAGCTTACGGAGGCCATGAGGCGTTCCGAAGACTGGGAGAGAGTAAGAACTATGGCAAAAAGAGTAAATAACGATTAAAAGGAAAATAGTTATGGAAGAAAAGAAAATCAAAATTGAGATTGAGAACCGATTGACTGGTAAGATTCTCTTTGAGTACGAGAAAGTAGACAACACGACAAAAGAGACGGTTGTTGAAGCAGTGAAGAAAGGCGCAGACCTCCGTGGCGCAGACCTCCGTGACGCAGACCTCCGTGGCGCAGACCTCCGTGGCGCATACCTCCGTGGCGCATACCTCCGTGGCGCAGACCTCCGTGGCGCAGACCTCCGTGGCGCATACCTCCGTGGCGCATACCTCCGTGGCGCAAAGGATCTGCCTTTTATCCCTATGGCCTGTCCGTCGGATGGGGCTTTCATCGGATGGAAGAAAGTAGCCGATATTGAGTTAGAAGCAGACTTTATCGTGAAGCTGGAGATACCAGAGGATGCAAAGCGCAGCAGCGCGACGGGTACAAAGTGCCGATGCGACAAGGCAAAGGTATTGGATATATTCAATGCTGAAACTGGAGAACCTGCCGACCTGATAATGAACACCAACTATACGCAGACGTGTTACAAGGTCGGTGAGATGGTGGAGGCAGACAGCTGGGATGATGACCGCTGGAATGAGTGCAGCCACGGTATTCATTTCTTCATTAACCGTCAGGAGGCGGAAGAGTATAATGTATGACAAAGGAAGAGTTCTACACGCTTGTCAGGCAGATGCGTGATGCACAGAAGCAGTATTTCCGTACAAGAGACCAGCGCATACTGACGTGCGCAAAGGAGCTGGAGCGGAGGGTGGATAATGAGCTTGCAGGTCAGCTTGAAATAAGTTAATAAGATATTTGGCACATTCCAAAGTGTTTGGTCGGTGGCTGTGGTGCGCGTGGTCGTATCGCAGCCATTTTCTTTCGTATCTCCATGAGATAGCGGCGTATCTCGTTGAGATAGAATCGTATCTCGTTGAGATAGTCGCGAGTGTTAAGAAAAAGTAAATTATTCTGGAAAATAAAGAACTTATAAAGATAATCCGTATCTTTGCGCCGTAAACTTCTAAAAACAAAGGAATTATGAGTAAGAAAGTATTTGCATTAGTGAGTGGTATCGTCGGCGGTCTGCAGACGATTGGTGTGGCGTTGGTGACATACACCAGCCCGGAGTACGCTACGGCCATCAACTCGGCTATCGTCATCGCCGGCGCAGCCATCATCGAGATTTGCAACCTATTCGTGCAGCCTGCAGAGGGTAAGTAAACATTTGAGGCTATGGAGAATTTCGAGTTAAAGGTGGACATCAAAGAACTGCCTATCGATAAAATCTTTGAGAATACCGGGCAGATACCTGACGTGCCAGAGAATCCTCGACGTATCACCGATGAGGACTTTGAGCAGCTAAAGAAAAGTATCACGGAATCGCCGGAGATGAAGAATCTCGACGAGGTAAAGGTTTATCCTTATCGTGGTAAATATATCGCCATCGGTGGAAACCATCGTCTGCGTGCTTATAAGGAACTCGACTGGAAGACCGTATTATGCAAGATTCTGCCAAAGGAAACGCCAGCCGATAAGCTGCGTGAGTATATAATGAAGGAAAACATGCAGTACGCCAGCAACGACCCTTATAAGCTAAAAAGCTGGGACGCATCGAAATTAGAAAGCTGGGGTGTTGATGTTCCCATTATGGAGACGAATATCAATATCGATGATTTCTTTGAAAACCTCGATAATCATAATCTACCGCAGAAAGGTTTCAAACTGACCGTCGTATGTCCGCAGGCTCTCGAAGATAAGAAAGGGGAAATAGTGAATCTTATTAAGGAGGTTATGAAACCTTATGGCGGTGTAAAAGTGGGATGAAGGTCTTTTTAGCTGGAGAAAACGGGAAACAAAAAATATTAGGTCTGTATGCAGATATTTATAGCAAGCGGAGCGACACGGATATTGCATTGTCTTGTGGAGCGGAAGTACGACAGACAGACAGACAGACAGACAGACAGACAGACAGACACGCCGATGGAGATCTATTTAGCAGGAGGGTTAACCGGGAACCTATCACCGTACTACCAGAGTATAGCAAGCAAGCAAGCAAGCAAGCAAGCAAGCAAGCAAGCAAGCAAGCAAGCAAGCAAGCGCGGATGATTTCTTAGCTGGCAACGGCTACCATAAGACGGAAGAGTTCTTAAAAGAAGCAGAAGAGAAAATGCGAGTATTCTTAGCTGGCAACGGCTACCATAAGACGGAAGAGTTCAATATCTCCCGTCTGGTAAGCGAGGTAACCAACTTCGGGGATTTCAATATCCTCGAAAGCTACTATATGCTGAGAGAGAGCGAGGCGTTTATGGAACTTCTGACACGATGTAACTCCTACCTACTTGATAGCGGTGCATTCACATTCATGCAAGGCACCCATCAGGGAAAAATCGACTGGGATGAATATATCGAGCAGTATGCCGACCTAATAAACAGGTGGGACGTTAAACTATTCTTTGAACTTGATATCGATGTTGTGGTAGGACTGCAAGAGGTTGAGCGTCTGCGTAACAAGCTGGAGAAGCTGACAAACCGGCAATGTATCCCTGTATGGCACAGAAATAGGGGAAAGGAATATTTTCTAAGAATGTGTCAGGAATATAAATATGTCTCTATCGGTGGTATCGTAACGAAAGAGATTCCGCGTAGCGTATACGAACAGGCGTTTCCGTGGTTCATCGATACAGCCCACCAGCATGGATGTAAGATACATGGTCTCGGATATACCAATATTTCCGGTCTACATAAATACCACTTCGATAGCGTCGATAGTACGGCGTGGCTCTATGGCAATCGTGGTGGATACCTCTATAAATTCAAGCCAGATATGGGTACGCTGGAACAGATACAGCCGAAGGATAAAGGCCGTTTGAAGCCGAGAGTATCAGCTTTGAATAATTTTATCGAATGGATAAAGTTTAGTAAGTACGCAGAAAAGAAATTATGAAAAAAGATTCAGTTATCATCCTGAGCGGTGGCATGGACAGCGTAACGCTACTCCATGCAAAGAAAGAGGATATCGCCCTCGCCATAACCTTTAACTATGGTAGTAACCATGCACAGCGTGAAATCGAGTGCGCATCCTATCACTGCAAGCTGTTGGGGATAGAGCATATCATAATACCTCTCGACTTCATGCACCAGTATTTCAAGTCTTCACTTCTAAGCGGTAGCGAGGCTATCCCGGAAGGACATTATGCAGCAGAGAATATGAAATCGACGGTTGTGCCCTTCCGTAATGGTATCATGTTATCTATTGCTTGTGGTCTTGCAGAAAGCCGGGGCTTGAAGAAAGTCTATATCGCTAACCATGCAGGAGACCATGCCATCTATCCCGACTGCCGCGCCGGGTTCATCGAGAGTATGAGCGAGGCGATGACACAAGGAACATATAAAGGTGTAAAACTGGCAGCACCATTCACCGAACTAACGAAAGCGGAAATTGCTTCCATCGGCGGCAAGATAGGTGTTGATTATACGCACACATACTCTTGCTATAAAGGCGGTGAAAAGCACTGCGGAAAATGCGGCACCTGCGTAGAGCGCAAAGAGGCTTTCAAGCTGGCAGGAATAGAAGATACGACAGAATATGAACAATAAGATATAGCTATGTATTACGTTTCTAAAAGGATGGAGATAGCAGGCTCCCACAAGCTGACATTGAGCTACGACAGCCCATGTCAGAACCTGCACGGTCATAACTGGATAATCACCGTCTACTGCAAGGCGAAGGAACTCAACAAAGACGGAATGATTATCGACTTCAAGCAGATTAAGGAACGCATCCATAAGCATCTCGACCATCAAAATCTCAATGAGGTGCTGCCCTTCAATCCTACTGCGGAGAATATCGCCCGCTGGGTAGTAGAGCAGATTCCGTCCTGCTATAAGGCAAAGGTGCAGGAGAGTGAGGGAAATATTGCTATCTACGAAAAAGATGAATAAAATGAAGAAGTACCGAGTAAATGAGATATTCCTCTCTTTACAGGGAGAAGGAAATAACGCCGGGTGTGCTGCCGTATTCGTGCGACTGTCAGGCTGCAACCTCAAGTGTCCGTTCTGCGATACTGACTTTGCCCAGCATAAGGAGATGTCGGCGCAGGATATTATCACAGCCATCTATAATGAATGTGGCATGAATGCGCTTCCACCTCTGTGTGTCATCACCGGCGGCGAGCCGTCGTTACAGCTTACCGATGATCTGGTGGATAGCCTGCATGATACTGGCATGGAGGTTGCCGTTGAGACCAACGGAACGCATATCCTGCCGGCAAACATCGATTACGTTACCATCAGCCCGAAGTCTCCCTTTGTGGAGAATGCCGATGTTATATTGACGGAGGCAAACGAGGTAAAGGTAATAATGACCGAGACCATCAGCGTCGAGGAAATACGCAAGTATGAGGAAATCGACGCCGACTACTATTTCATCCAGCCATGTGACACCGGGTATCTTGCCACGAATAAGAAGATACAGGAACGTTGCGTGGAGTTTGTAAAGACACATCCTAACTGGCGGCTGTCCCTGCAGCAGCAGAAAATACTCAATGTACGATGAATATAGAAGAAATCATCCGCGAGGCTCTTATCCATATAGGTGAGAACCCTGACCGCGAGGGGCTGGTCGGAACCCCTGACCGAATAGCAAGAATGTGGAAGGAGATATTCCGTGGCTATGACCCGGCACAGAAGCCGAAGATAACCACTTTCTCCAATGATATGCAGAGTACCGACATCGTATTCGATAGCGGAACATATTACTCCATGTGCGAGCACCATATGATGCCGTTCTTCGGAAAGTATTACTTTGCTTATATCCCGTCACCGACCGGGCGTATCCTTGGAATCTCAAAGATTGCGCGTGTAGTCAATTACTGCGCTGCCCGGCTCCAGCTTCAGGAGAGACTGGCGACAGATATCGTGGGTATGCTTGACGAAGCGTTGGGAGGCGACCATCAGGGCATGGCGATACTGATGCGAGGAACACATCTGTGTAAGACCATGAGAGGTGTCCGTTCAAGCGGAGAAATGACGGTCAGCCATCTTTCTGGAATCTTCAAGGAAAACTCCGACGCACGGAGAGAATTCTATAAATTGATAGATTCGCAGAAATAAAGCCGTATAACGCGAAGATATACCTTTGCCCTATAACTTACCCACAGAGAAGTCAAAACGCTGTTAAAACGAAAATAAAGGAGAAATAACATGGCAGCAAAAGGAAAATACGAAGAAGCAGCACCGAAGATACTGCAATACCTCGAAGATGGACTTAGCAATAAGCAGGCAGCAGAGAAAGCCGGTATCACCGAGACAACGTTCTACGAATGGATGAACGAGAAACCTTCATTTCCTAAGTCCGTACAACGCGCACGCGAAATAGGGGAACGCAAGGCCATCGCGCGTGTAGAGGCGTCGCTGCTGGACTTGGCGGTAGGCTTCGAGTATGAGGAGGTGGCTACCGAGTATGAGAGCAGGCCGAACCCCGACACCGAATCGACGGAGAAGTATATCCCCGTCATCAAGAAGCAGAAGCGCACGAAGAAGCGCGTGGTGCAGTCCATCGAGGCTATACGCTTCTATCTGTCTAACAAATGTCCCGAGGTATGGAAGAACCGCACTGACGGCAACATCAACCTCGGCGAGATAATGAGCGGCTTGAAGGTGACGCACGTCTACGACAAGAACCAGCGCACGGACTTCCCGTCATCGGAGGCCGACGTGGAAGCAGAGCGATAGCCTATGGAGGGAACGACGCTGTATAAGGTCACGGAGCTGTATGATGAGAACCTTGAGGCCACCGAGCGCGTGGTGGTCAATCAGGGCGGCACATCATCAGGAAAGACGTATGCCATTATGCAGGTGCTTTTCTTCCTTGCCATGCAGACACCCAATCAGGTAGTGACGGTATGCGGTCAGGATGTGCCGAACCTCAAAAAGGGTGCATACCGAGACGCGAACACCATCCGCGACAACTCTGACGTGCTGCGTGCCCTGTTCCCATACGTCAATGACGGAGAGCGTATCTTCAAGTGCATTAACGGCAGTCTTATCGAGTTCTCGTCGTTCAAGGATGCACAGGACGCAAAGAGCGGTAAACGTGACTATCTGTTTATCAACGAGGCCAACGGCATCAGCTACGAGGTATATTGGCAGCTTGCCATCCGTACCCGTAAGCGTATCTTCATCGACTATAACCCGACAGCCCGGTTCTGGGTGCATGACGAGGTGCTGGGGCGTGAGGGTGTGCGGCTTATCATCAGCGACCACCGCCGTAACCTTTTCCTCACCAACGAGGAACACCAGCGTATAGAGGGTATCGAGGACGCAGAGCTGTGGAAGGTGTACGCCCGTGGACTGACGGGTATGATACAGGGGCTTGTGCTGACGAACTGGGACATCGTGGATGCAATGCCGCCACGCGAGGAGTGGAAGATGTCGGCCTATGGGCTGGACTTCGGATTTACCAACGACCCGTCAGCCCTTGAACATGTCGTGCAGGCACATGGTGACTTATGGGTGGATGAGCTGATATACTCTACCGGGCTTACGAACCCCGATATCGCCAGCAGGGCGAAGAATCAGGGTTGTGGCAGTGAGCAGCAGGTTATTGCCGACTGCGCCGAGCCGAAGTCCATCCGTGAGCTGCAGGCGCAGGGGCTATGGGTGACAGCCAGCCCGAAGGGTGCCGACAGCATAGTATCCGGGCTGGATATACTACGGCGCTACCGCATACACGTCACGCGGCGTTCGCTGGGTATTATCAGCAATATGCGAAGCTATAAGTGGGCGAATGACCGCGACGGCAATATGACGAACAAGCCGGAAGATAAGAATAACCACGGAATAGACGCCATACGTTATGTGGCCTTAGCGAAGCTGTCACAGCACCGTGAGGTGCGCGGAGTGCGTAGGCGTAACTGACAAGGTTTCGTCGCTCCTATTGTTATGGTTAGGTTCAGAGACAGTGTTCTCTTGATTTTTCGCTTTTATTATTTGGATGAAACATTTCACAGGTTTAAGGTAATATTTATTTGTTATTTTCTAAAGATAGACGAAACTTTGTTTTTATATGAGTTTGAACTTTGGTGAGGGCTGTTCGTGAGAATCGCCCTCGCTTTTTAGTTAAAACATCATAAAAGATAAAGATTTTCAGCCTATTACAGCACAACATATAAAGATTTTCCGTATCTTTGCCGCACATAGCAGAGGGTTAGTTGTGTGTGAACGTAATTCGATTAACCACTAAAACAGAAAAGATTATGCAGTTATGTGCTTGTCCCGCAGCAACGACACTTACAACGATTCCTGCTGCATCATGTGCTGAATCCTTCGGACAGATTCAGAAAGTAGCATTCATGAGAATTAAGAAAGCCGATGGCACCCTGAACAGCTTCACCAGCGGTACCACGACAGGTATTGACAAGTTGGCCGCATGGACGGCAAAGATGGCTCTTACCGATGGCGGCAAGGCTGTTATCAGTCCGTACATTCAGGCTCCCACGCAGGACGGCGGCGACGCCCGTACCTTTGGCGGTGGTAACGACACGCTGGGCGGTATCGAGATGATCATCGGCCGTAACCCCTCTACGCTATCAGGCGTTATGCGTGCCGTGCCCCAGTCGGTCATCAAGGCGATGAAAGACTTGCAGTGTGAGGCCGCCGGTGATAACCTCGGCGTGTTCCTCTTTGACGAGAACGGCAACATCGAGGCCATCGCGGATGGAACCACCGCAGGAACCTACTACCCCATTCCCATCCGCAGCCTGTTCATCGGCGATAAGATGCACGGCGGTCTTGAGGCTCCCGACAGCAACGCCATCAGCTGGCAGTTCCTGCCCAACTACTCTGACGGTCTGGCCATCGTATCGCCCAGCGACTTCAATCCACTTACCGACCTCGTACCAGCAGCTTCTTGATTATGGCAAAGGTGACAAGGGTAGCCCTCGCCACCGTTAAAGAGGGCGCAAGAGAGCTGTTCGACATCGACCATGCCGAGCGCATACTGGCAATAAAGAACAGCGGTTGGATGATTCCCGAGGATTCAGAGTTCGAGTATATCAATGGCACTATCAGTAGACGAGATAAGAAGAAAGGCAAGTGAGCAGCGTCAGCGCATGACGATAGGACTGGCGGTGTTGCATCAGAACAGGCTTCGCTTTCACGGCGAGGTCGTTCCGAGCACGCCAGCCCTCGCGTCGTGGACGTACCGAGGCCGTCAGCGTCAGGCAGAGAGCTATTCCCTGATGACGGGTGGCCGTGAGGGTGTGGCGCAGGCACTTACGGACTTCATGTCGATGGTGGAGAACCTGATACCGCATGATAAGTTCGAGGTGTTCAAGACGCTGTTCCGCTTCCCGGTTGTCACTAACGAGGTGCTGGCGGTATGCTACGATAAGCTGAGCAGAATCTTTGAAGGCCGTAACCCTGCTTTCTCGTATCAGTTCACCAGCACCGAGCAGCGCGACGACTGGGAGTGGTATCGTCAGGAGAAGCTGGGTGAGCCTACGGTGTGGAGCACTAAGGGCTGGGATTTCTTCAAGACGCAGATAAACAGTGTTCTCATCGTCGATGTGCCGGCCGAGCAGGACGCGGCAGACCGCTATCCGCAGCCGTACTTCTACTGGCTACCTATCCGTGATGTCATCGACTTCCGTGCCGACCCCTCGACGGGTGAGATGAAGTATATCATCTTCCGTCAGGACGGCGATAAGATAGCCGTTTTCGATGATGAGTACTACCGGGTGTTCTCGGCAAAGAACGGAACCATCGGTGAGCTGCTGGTGGAGAACCGCCACGATATCGGCTACTGCCCGGCACGCTTCTTCTGGAATGAGCCTCTATCACTCGACAAGCCCGATATTAAGGCAAGCCCGGTAACGAAGGAACTTGACCGCCTCGACTGGTATCTGTTCTATGCTATCAGCAAGCGTCACCTCGACACCTACGGCAGTTATCCCATCTACTGGGGTTATGAGCAGTCCTGCGACTTCCATAACGACGAGACGGGCGACTACTGCGACGGAGGCTTCCTGAAGGATAAGAAAGGACACTGGCACTACGATAACAACGGCCTGCTTATGCCCTGCCCTGTCTGCAGTCGCAAGCGTATCACGGGCGCAGGCTCGTTCGTAGAGGTTCCCGTACCCGTAGAGGGACAGCCCGACCTCAGCAACCCCGTCGGTATGCTGGCGGTAGACCGTAAGAGCCTCGACTACAACCATGAGGAAGAAGAACGCCTGCGTACTGACATTATCACGGCCATCGTCGGCACGAATGAGCAGATAACGACACGCGACGCTCTTAACGAGCAGCAGATACTTGCTAACTTCGAGAGTCAGTCCACCGTCCTGCAGCGTGTCAAGAAAGGCTTCGAGGCCGCGCAGAAGTTCGTCGATGACACCTGCTGTCGCGTGCGCTACGGCAGCGCGTTCCTCGGCAGCAGTATCAGCTATGGCACGGAGTTCTACCTGTTCACCAGCGACGAGCTGCGTGAGCGTTACAAGACGGCGAAGGAGGCTGGCATGAGCGAGGCCGACCTTGATGCGCTGTTGCAGCAGATTATCGAGACGGAGTACCGCCACAATCCGCAGCAGATGCAGCGCATGATAATACTTGGCGACCTTGAGCCGTACCGCCACCTGACGCGTGACGAGGTGCTGCAGCTTCACGAAAAGGGGCTTGTCACCACCGAGGAACTGATGGTGAAGCTGAACTTCGCTGACTTCATCCGTCGCTTCGAGCGCGAGAACATGAACGTTATCTCGTTTGGAGAGACGATAGACTACGACAAGAAAATCGGCACTATCAAGCAGCGTCTCGCAGAGTACGCCCGTGAGATAGCACCGCAGGAGAGTAACAACGAATAACTAAAACACGAAGAACAATGCCAAAATGGACACAACAGATGCCTCTGCTGATGGAGGTGGAGAGCATTTCGCTTCTTTCCGATAAGGATGTGAAGCAGATTAACGGTTACATCGAGCAGGGCAACATCCTCGATGTGCAGTTCAAGGACGCAGACGGCGAGGTGATGATTCCCACCGGGTACATCCCCGAAGTGAAGAACGCGCAAGGTGATGTCACCAGCAATGCCTACGTTACCGTCATCAAGAACGGCAGTATCGTAAAGGCAGAGGTCACGGAGAATATCCCTGCACCAGTCATCAATGGCGATACCAAGTTCACCGAAAAGGTGATGGTAACACTTGAAGCTCGCGAGGGCTGTACCATCTACTACACCACCAACGGCGATGCTCCCACCAGCGACAGCACGGAGTACGAGGGCGCGATTGAGGTTACCGCCGACACCACCATCAAGGCTATTGCCTACAAGGGTGAGCTGTATAGCGAGGTATCGACCAAGTCTTTCACTAAGATTGTGGAGAAGCCCGTCATCAGTGGCGAGACACCTTTCACGACCAGTACCGAGGTGACTATCACCGCAGCCGAGGGTGCAACCATCTACTACACCGACAATGGCGATACACCGACGTCAGGAAGCACCGCGTACACCGAAGCTCTGACGCTGGAGGCTACCAAGACCATCAAGGCCATCGCCGTCAAGGGCGGTATCACCAGCGATGTCGCAAGCAAGACATTCACGAAGTCTTAACATATTGTCTAACTAAACAAAAGAAGTTATGAGAGTAAAGTTTGGTAACACTACCAAGGATGTTCCCATTTTGGAGGTCACCCCGGAGAACTACATCGTTCCAAAGGGTGAGGAGAACACGTTCCACTGTCGCATCGAACAGAAGCAGTTCAATCCGCGCAACGGCAAGCGTATCAGCAAGCCGTTAATTCAGAAGTTCGAGGCGAAGATGTACCCGGCGATTGCCCGTAACCTGAAGATGCAGGGCTGGGAAATCGAAGTGCTCTACGACCCGACGGAGTTCCTGCAGGAGCAGGAGGCCAAGCGTCGCGAGCAGCGCGAGATGACCTACAAGCAGCGTCAGGAGGCAGAGGCAGCAAGGAAGAAGGCCGAGCGTGATGCGCTGAAAGCCGAGATTCTTGCAGAGCTGAAAAAGGCCGGTATGTTGAAGGAGCCAAAGACCGACGGCTCTAAAAAGAAATAGGCGGTCATAACTTAATCAGAGGGTAAGATTATGATTACACAAGAGATGTTAGCGGCTGATGCCGCTTTGAGTGGACTCACCGAGGAACAGCAGCAGGCTATCCTGCTTATGTCGAGGAACGACGAGGAAGTAGTCATCGGCAACCGCTTCCGTGAGGTGTATAACCAAATGGACGCCACCATCGCACAGGCGACGGGGGTAAAGCGTGACGGCGACGAAAAGACGTATAAGTACCTCGAACGTGCAGCCTCTATCCTCGCTGAAAAGGCTAACAGCGTGGACGGCTTGCAGCAGCAGATTGAGACGCTCACCAAGGAGCGCGACACCCTGCAGAAGGCAGTCGAGAAAGGTGGCGATGCAGAGCTGAAACGTCAGCTAACGCAGGCAAACGCTGACCTTGCATCAGTACGCCAGCAGTACGATACGCTGAAAAGCGATTACGACAAGCTGGAGAGAGGCCACGCCGCAGAGCTGCTGTCGATGCAGATTGACAACGCCCTGCAAGGTGCCAAGGCCGGGTTGAAGTTCAAGGCCGAGTTCCCACAGGTAGCTACCGACACGCTGCTGGCACAGGCAGTCAATACCATCAAGGGTATGTCGCCGGAGTTCATCGATGACGGCAATGGTGGCAAGCGGCTGGTGTTCAAAGGTCAGAACGGAGAGATTGTCCGTAACCCGGAAAACCACCTCGAACCCTATACAGCCGAGGAACTGCTGAAAAAGGAACTGCGCACGATGGGTATCCTCGACGAGGGTAGACAGCAGCAGGGCGGTGGCACAAACGCGCCGCAGCAGCAGCAGCAGGGCGTAGTCCTCGACGTGACAGCAGCACGCACGCAGGCAGAGGCCGACGATATCATCCACAACCAGCTTAACGCGAAAGGTCTTGTACGAGGCTCTAAGGAGTATCAGGAGGCCTACACGCAGGCATGGAAGGATAACAATATCAACAAACTGCCTGTACGATAAATGAGAGAACAGATAACGGGCAGAGGGTAAGCCGAATTATTAACAAACAAAAAAAATTCAAGAACTATGTCATTAGTAGCAACCAGATTGCAGAATTGGCGTATTGAGAACCCTGAGCTTGACCGCAACATGGCTCGCCAATTGGAGTATGGTGCGCTGGACTTCTTCATCGAGCAGACCGACGCCCCCAACTCAATCATCAGTCCGAACCTTCGTAACCGCGCGTTCGCCTCTATCGGCAACACGGTTCAGGTTCCAGTTATTAACTATGATGGTGATGTCACCGTCAGCAACGTGCGCACCTGCACCGTCAGCGACGACGAGAACACGTCTGCCCTGTATACGGTGGTGTGGACAACCTACTCTGTAGGCTTCACAATGGTGCCTACGGCTTACATGAACAACGAAATCGACTACCAGCACGACTTCCAGCGTAAGATGGAGAAAATCTGCCGTGCACTGGCTACCACCCTCGACGGTGCGGCCATCAGTGCTTTGGAAGCCGCCAAGACGCAGGTATTCAAGGATTCGTTGCAGTATCAGGTATCAAGCAACGTCATCAACGTGCCAACGCAGATGGCAAGTGAGATTCTCGGCGACCTGAATCCCATTATGCGTGCTAACGCTTACCCGGAGATGATTCATATCATCGGTAACGCTGGTGTAGACAGCCTTATCCGCAAGCTGGCACAGCACGGCGTCTATAACGACGTGAACAAGCGCATGGAGTATGATAACAAGGTGCTGCACTACACCACACAGCTCGCTAACGCCAGCGAGAAGATTGGTACGCTGTACGCCGTAGCCGATGGTAACGTGGGTGTCCTCACCCGTGTAGACCGCGAGGCTCTGCGCCGTGCATCCGCCAATTTCCATGAGTGGGATGTGGTACGTCTGCCGTTCATCGACCTGCCCGTGGGTAGCCACTACTACACAGCCGTTGGTGACCAGTCGAGCATCATGGGAGATGCCACCGCTGACCTGACATGTGCCGTCAAGGAGTACTTCGGATTCTCTGTCGATGTGGCATTTATCATCGCCTACAACAGCGCACCCGAGACTGTCGCCAACCCGATTGTCAAGGCACAGATTGCGGCTCCGCAGCAGAACACGCCGTTCGCAGCACAGCCTGTCTATGTCACCAATCCCGGCGACTTTGACTTCACTACATAAGCGGTGAGGTGACGGAAAGAGATTTCTCCATAGACTTCTCATAACTAAGCAACGGGGGATGGGGCAGAGGAATCCCCGTTCCCCGTTAATATTTTCCAAAAGAAAGAACTTGCAAGATGATACGAATTAGCGCAATACAAGAAGCCCTGTTACACCTAGTCGGGTGGGAGCAGTCGTTTGACCCTCAGCAGCAGATTGACGCAGGGCTGACGGAGACGGAGAGCGGCCTGACCTTCCAGCAGGCACACCCGATGGTGACGCTGGAGAATATCGTCGCCACTATGCCCGAGCAGTATATGTACCGTTACCCCGACTGGGATAAGGATGAACAATATAGCAAGGGTGCAAAGGTCAGCCATCAGTCAATGGTTTGGGAGAGTACCGCCAACCATAACCTCAACAACACCCCGGCTGACGGCAGCGAGTACTGGAAGCCGTATGACTTTACGTCGGAATGGCTGACGCGCCTGACACGCTCGGCCATCGCCAAGACGGTGCAGACGTTCCTGCAGCAGAAGTCCCTGTTGAGGGAATCGAAGAACCTGCTTGAGCGTCGCAGCCTGTTCGATGGTGCCGGGCGGCTGAATAACACCATCGAGAACGGACAGCGTATCGTAGGCATGGAGATAGTACCTGCCTACTCTATGGGTGTCACCACGAAGCTGGAACGTATCGGCTTGCAGATGACGGGAGCCACGGGAACCGTCACGCTCTATATCTTCCACAGCAGTCAGGTAGCACCGTTCCATACCATCACGTTCAATGTCACCAAGGGCGACGGAACGATGGAGTGGAAGGAGCTGAACGATATCTACCTGCCCTACCTCGGTGATACGGGCGCATGGTACGTCGTGTATAATCAGGCAGATCTTCCCGAGGGCATGGAGGCCGTGAACGTCACCAAGGACTGGAGCCGTGAGCCGTGCGGTACCTGCAACCGTGGCAGTCTTGAGGCGTGGCGTGCGCTGACGAAGTATATTCAGGTTTCGCCGTTCCGCGTTAAGTCGCTGGAGACGTTCGCCGAGTTCCCGGAGATGTGGGATATCGAGGATAACGTCTACACAAACACACATAACTACGGAATCAATATGGAGGTAAGTGTGGGCTGTGACCTCACCGACTTTATCATCCGTCAGCGTGCTATCTTCGCGACGTGCCTGCAGCGTCAGCTGGCCGTTGATGTGCTGCGTACTATGGCGATGAACCCCGACGTGAGGGTGAACCGCAACCAGTCCAACGCCTCGCGTGAGGAACTGCTCTACGAGATTGACGGCAATCCGCAGGGACGTGCCACGGGGCTGGGCAAGGAACTGAGAGACGCTTATGATGCGCTCGACCTCGACACACGCGGTATTGACCGTATCTGTCTGACGTGCAGGCCGACGCGAGTGAAATATACAACGGTATAGGATATGACTATCGAAGGACTGCTTACAAACGCCAAGACCTTGCAGCAGGAGATGCAGAGCGGACGGCTGACGCGTGACGTGATGATGCGCCACGGGGAGGATATCGTCACGCAGCAGCGCATACAGCTGATGATGGGTAAGGGCAGCGACGGCAAGGACTTGCACCCGTTCTACTCCGAGGACGTGAAGCCGCATGGATACTTCAAGAGCGGTGCAGCCGCCAAGCAGTATGCCGCATGGAAGCAGTCGATAAGCTATCCTTACCAAGTGCAGCGTAACCCCGATGCACCGAACCTCTATATAACGGGTGTGTTCCATGATGACCTGAACATCAGCTTCGGCAGCGACGCGCTGGAGATAGTCCCCGATACCGCCTACGCCGCCAATATCATGGCGAAGTACGGCTTCGGTATCTTCGGTCTCAACGCCGAGATGTGGGCAGTCATCTGGAACGAGTTCGGTGCCAAAAGTGAGCTGATAACCGAAATGAAGAACGTATTATGGCAATAACGATAGCGAGAATATACAAGCAGCCGTCACGCCCCTATCTGTTCGACAGGGCGATACAAGGCTTGCAGGATGCGCTGGGTGAGCTGTCGTGGCTCAACCATATCTTCGGGCGCAGTGAGCGTCTTGTGAAGATGAAGGACGGGCGACGCTACTACACGCCTAACGTGTACTACGGCAGGAACAACTACATCAGCCTGCTTCCCGATAACCGGGTGCTGGGCAACTACTGCTTCTTCGTCATAGAAGAGCCGCAGACGGTCAGCGTGCCGATGGCCGCACAGAACAGGCTTCGTGCACCTTTCTCGCTTATCGTATGGGTGGATATGCGTACCGTGGGAGCTAATAAGGATGACCGCAACACCGAGCAGATTAAGGAGCAGGTATTGAAGACCGTGCGCCGGGCATGGCTGCGTCATGGTGCTGTGAAGATGGAGCGTATCTATGAGCGTGCCGAGAACGTTTTCAATGGCTTTTCCCTCGATGAGGTGGATAACCAGTTCCTGATGTCACCCTACGCAGGCTTCCGTCTGACGGGTGAGATATTTATCGATGAGGAATGTGACAATGTCTAAACTAATAAGAACCTACTATGATGAGTTTGTCGATTATCGTATTAGTATCACTGCTGGCAGCGTTTATCGTGCTGGTGGTGAAGAAATGGGGCGTGGCTGAGTGGATGCAGGTTCACGGCAATAAGTTCGTGAGCCAGTTGTTTAGCTGCGACCTCTGCATGAGCTTTTGGGCGTGCCTGCTGTGTGCCGTGGTGCTGGCGTTCATAACAGATACCACACACCTGCTGCTTCTGCCTCTGTTCTCAACTCCTATAACACGCCTGATGGTATGAAGGAACTGCAGCTCAACGGACATAAGGTGCGTATCTATGACAGCATCGACACGCTGCCGATAACGCGCTTCCACAGCTATAACCGTATGCTGCTTGTGGACGCTGGCGTAGGCTCTGACATCAGCGACTTCGATAACCATATCGAGCGTATGGTGCGTTATATCCGCAAGGGTGATAACGACAGCGCAGCCAAGGAACTTGACAACCTGCGGCAGAACGTGTACATGATAATGTCGGGGCAGAGCGTCAGGGATATGTCGTTTGCCTGTCTTGTGTCGAGTATCGATGACAAGCCCTGCGATGACCTCAGCCCGGAGGGGTTGCAGAAGGTTCTCGAGACGCTGGGCGGTGCCACACGCGGCGAGCTGACTGAAGCCTATCAGTCGGCGAAAAAAAAAATCGACAAAGACCTGAGCCTGTACTTCCCGAGCCTGTTTGATGATGTCACCACACGCGAGTACTACGACATCGTGAAGCGGCTCACGCTGACGAACCTGACGCGTATAGCAGATGGCGACAGCGACGAGCGTAAGGAAGCCGCCGAGCAGCTACGCGAGAGGCTGATACTCTTTCAGAAGCCGAAGGTGTTCACCGGCAGCGAGGGGATAGAGGTCAGACACGACAAGGAGTTCGAGACGATGTGCCTCGCCATCACCAAGGAGACAGGCCGCGACGCCAAGCGGATGACGGTGCTGGAATACTATAACGCCTATGAATACCTACGCGAGAAAACCCGTAAGACGCAAAATAAGGCTCGTTAAGGCCATTTTATCCTTCAAGTGGGTAAGTTATAGGCCACGACGCCAAAATCGCGTTAAAACGAAAATAAATACAAAATAACCAAGAACATGGAACAGAACCCTATCAGATACCAAGACCTGATACTTCCCGACGATAGTATCGAGAAGCTGATAAACCAGTTGCAGCAGTTGCAGGAGGCTTACAGCAGCATGGCCGAGAAAATCAAGGCCGAGGCGCAGGGTGTGGCGCAGGGGCTTACAAAGGTATCGGGTGCTACTGAGCAAGGGCGTAAGGCCATCAAGCAGTCGAGCGACGAGACAACGAAGCTGGAGAAGGCATACAAGCGTCTCGACGATGCGATGTCTGCCAATGGCAAGGAGATACAGCGTCTTAACCGCGTCCGTCAGGAGTATGTGCGCTATCAGAAGAACATACAGCAGCGTGGGCAGGAGGAAATCCGCACGATGAAGCAGATAAAGGAAGCCAGCTACCAGCAGTTATCAGCGCAGTACTCACTGAACAAGGCGTATATCAACAGCCTCACGGCAAAGGATAGGAACATCGCCAAGAATAAGGAGCTTATCAAGAGCACCAAGGAGATATATGAGCAGATGAAGCGTCTGCAAGCTGGTACGGGTAAGATGCAGCTGAACGTCGGTAATTATCCGATGTTGGGCGGTCTGCTGGGCGGTCTCGGCGGTAAGGCTCTCGGGCTGGGTGGCGTTGCCGCTGCTGGTATGGCTCTCGCTGGTGTTATCAAAGACAATGTAGCACTGGCAACGGAGTACGAGAAGTCGTTGAGCGTTCTTGCGGCTATCCTTAACACCACGAAAGACGGTGTCGTGCAGCTTAGTGAGCAGGCACAGCACCTCGGAGCGACAACGGTGTTCACTGCCAAGGAGGTGGTAGAGCTGCAGACGGAGTTGGCAAAGCTGGGCTACACCACACAGCAGATCCAGGACATGACACCGGCTGTGCTGAACTTCGCGCAGGCCACGGGCAGTAACCTCGCTGACGCGGCAAGCCTCGCAGGTGCGGCACTGCGTATGTTCGAGCAGGACACGACGCATACTACGGAGTTTGTGGATAAGATGTCGGCAGCGACAACGAAATCGGCTCTTAACTTCTCTTATCTCCAGAATGCGATGTCTACGGTGGCTCCCGTAGCCAATGCCTTTGGATTCAAGATTGAGGATGTGCTGGCGTTGCTCGGTCAGTTGGCTAACGCTGGCTTCGATGCAAGTTCCGCAGCCACGGCCACACGAAACATCATCCTTAACCTCGCTGACGCTAACGGCAAGCTGGCGAAGGCTCTCGGTGAGCCGGTGACGAACCTCGATGACCTTATCAAGGGCTTAAAGGAACTCAACGACAAGGGTATCGACCTCGGCGAGAGCCTTGAACTCACCGATAAGCGCAGTGTGGCAGCGTTCAACACGTTCCTCGCAGGTACGGACACCGTCATCGGTTTACGCGATGAACTGGCAAGCTGTGACGGCTGGGCACAGAAGATGGCCGACACGATGGCCGATAACATGGAGGGCAGCTTGAAGTCCCTCAGTAGCGCATGGGAGGGACTGAACCTGCACATCAACCAGTCCAATGGCCTGCTGCGTATCCTCGTCGATTGGCTGACGAAGGCCGTTCGATGGGTGGATAAGCTGGGACAGAGCCTCGATAACTATCTGTTCGGTAATAACGACCCACTGAGCCGTTTGGCAGATAAGTACGAGCAGGAACAAGCCAAGCGTGCAGAGCGCAATGCCTACGCTTCAACGTGGATTCCCGGTGTCGCTGACGGTGGTGTAAATGACAGTACAAAGAAAAATACAAAGCCAAATAAGCCCACCAAGCCAACGAAGCCCACGAAGAAGCAGCATACCGACCAACTGAAAGAGCAGGAAAAGCACGATAAGGATATGCTTACCTTGCAGCGTCAATATGAGGATGCAATGGCAGAACTGATTACTGACGCTGATACTCGCGAGTATGTTCAGATGCGCAACAAATATACGCGAGAGATTCAGGACTTGCAGGCTGCAATGGAAAAGAAACGTGCAGCCAAGACGCTGTCGCTCGATGAGGAAAAACTATACAACCAGCAGATAGAAGCTCTTGCTAAGGTTCGCGACGTGAAACTAAACGAGCTGGTAGCAAAGCAGGAACAGAGAGACAAGGAAAACCTTGACAAGAAGAAGCGTAATGCAGAGCAGGCAGCGCAGAACTCTATGCGCGAGCGTGAGCGTGCCATCGAATTGCAGTACCGCACCGACATGGAGGAAATCGAAATGCTGGAGACCTCGGAGAAAGAGAAGACGCGCCTGCGTCTCGAAGCCGAGAAAGAGCGATTAAAGAAGCTGCTTGCACTATACCAGCAGGACGGAAAGAAACTCGGTGACGCGGAAATAAAGCTGCTGAAAGCGCAGATTGCCGGTATCGACAACGAACTGCAGAAGAACAAAAAGCGTGACAGTGATATCTACGACGTGCTGGGCTTTAATCTTTCAGACGAGAAGAAAGACGCTATTGACGCCTCGCTGTCCTATGCTATGGACGGTCTGAACCAGTTCGTCAGTGCGTGGACGGCAGCAGCCGACAAGAAGCGTCAGGTCGCCGATGCAGAGGTCGAGCGCACGAAGAATGTCTTACAGGCAGAGATAGAAGCCCGTGCCAACGGCTACGCCAATGAGGTGGATATGGCACGCAAGGAGTATGAGGAATCGAAGAAGATGCAGGCTAAGGCAGCAGAAGACCAGAAGCGTGCACAGCGAGCACAGATAGCCCTCGATACCGCATCGCAGGCTTCTAACCTTGTGACGGCGACATCCGTCATCCTGAAGCAGTTCGGTATGCCGTGGGCTATACCGATGATTGCTCTTATGTGGGGCACGTTCGCGGCTGCAAAGGTGAAAGCCGTGCAGTCGGTGAGCGCAGGCACGGAGAAATATGCCGAGGGAACGGTGGAGATGTTGCAGGGTGGCAGTCACCAGTCGGGTAATGATATCGACCTCGGACGTAAGGCTGACGGCACACGCCGACGTGCAGAGGGTGGTGAGTTCTTCGCTGTCATCAACAAGCGTAACAGCCGCAAGTACCGCAGCGTGATTCCCGATGTCATCAACAGCCTTAACGCCGGAACCTTTGCCGATAAGTATATGAACGCCTATGACGGTGGTGCTATTAACATACAGCCGATGGCGCAGCAACAGGATCTGACACGCCTCTCTGACGACGTGCACAGCATACGCGAGCAGGGAGAGCGCATGACGCTGGTAGACAAGAATGGCTACATGGTCGTGACATACAAGAATCTGAAACGTGTAATTAAGAACTAAGGGCTATGGTAAGGTATAAATGGTATGTAACTTGTGGCGAGACGAGGAACTGCTTCCCGAACTGGAAGGATGACCTCGCGCTGGAATATGCCCTTGAAAGCGGACAGCAATTTCTCCGGGCGCAGCTATCGGGTAGCCTGACGTTCCTGAACGGTGACTACACATGGATAATGGGTAAGTCGTTTGGCTTGAAGTTCACCGTGCAGCTCCGCGTGCAGTGGCAGGAGGGCGGCAGCTATTCCGTCTATTGGACTGGTGTATTCTACCATACCGACTGCACCATCAACACCGATGACAAGATACTGACGGTGAAGCCGACTGTCGATGACCGATACACGAAGATTCTTGCAGGTCTTAACAAGGAGTATGACCTTATCAAACTAAAGACAGCGAACACCTACGTCAAGTATAACCGCCGTCCTTTGTTGCAGGTCTATACGCTGGGTGAGGATGTGGTAAGCTGCTTCCTCGGTGGTATGTCATGGGAGCAGGAGGTGAACGACAGCTCTGCTACGGAATCGCAGATGACGGACACCTACCACTTCTCCAATATAGGTGAGTTCTCTACCGTGATGTTTGATAACCCACCAACCGGGCTTACGGATGGATTCTTCGGCACATGGCAGCACAAGAACACAGCAGTCGGCGAGTGGCCGGACATGTCGAGTAATGAGGGTCAGTACTACATGACGTACTTCCAGAGCTACACCGACGATGACCCGAACTATAACTACTACGTCACGAATGGACTGCGTATCTATGCAGCCGGGGCAGCGATGACGCCTGCTAATGTGTTGTGGGAGTTCTCGCAGACGTTCCAGTCGGATACACTCCAATACGCTGCTATCCCTGCATCGTTCACGATGACAGCGCAGCGTTCGGGATTGAGTAATCTGTCTGCATCATGGACGGCGATAAAGATATTCGCCCGTTGGCTGGTGGCCAGTCCTATGACTGGCGGCGGTAAGATACCGGCTGATGATTTAGTGGCGTATAACAGAAACTACCGCTATTATATGCCATGTTCTGTGCAGCCGAATGTCATAAGGACTACGGCCGAGAGTAGCACGACACCTACGGAGTGGGGCACGAAGCCCGACGGCACCTATTACACGAAGCCTGTCCTATCACCGCAGGAGAGTGCCGTCACGATGGCTCAGTACCCGGTGGCTCGTACCTACTGGAACGCGTGGAGTGTGTGGCTGAGCTGGACTATGGATATAGACGTGACGGAATCTGAATACCTCACGCCTGCAACGTGCAAGGACGCATACGCGCTGGAAGCCGTTATATCGTCACTGCTGGGTGAGATAGATAGTAATATCACGTTTGGAGCGACAACGGCTTACAGCCAGTTCCTATATGCCGAGAATAACCCGATGGGCGGCTATTGGGGAAGGCTGATGATAACGCCGAAATCGAATATCAAGGTATCGGACTATACGCAGCCTGCACAGAAAGCACCGATAACGCTGGGAGAGGTGTTGCAGATGTTGAAGAACGTCTGCGGCTGCTACTGGTTTATCGACGATAGCAACCGACTGCGTATCGAGCACGTCAGTTGGTTCAAGAAGGGCGGTTCGTATAGCACCAGCGCATGGACAGTAGGCTATGACCTGACGGCCATGACCTATATGCGTAACGGCAAGAAGTGGTCGTTTAACACGGGGATATACAGCTACGACAAGATACAGATGCCGCAGCGTTATCAGTACTCATGGATGGATGACACGACCGATGAGTTTAAGGGACAGCCCATCGAGGTATTGAGTGACTGGGTAGAGCAAGGCAATACCGAGGATATAACGGTGGCAAGGTTTAATGCCGACATCGACTATATCACGCTGAACCCGTCAAATGTCAGCGATGACGGCTTCGCCCTGCTATGCTGTAACTGGATGCGCTATAACTGGTGGGCGCTGTCGCGTGAATTTACGTTCGGAGATAAGACCGTCCGTATTCAGAACTACCAGCTTGCTTTCGCTGTCTTGCAGCCCGTATTTCTTACTTCTGATATGCCGTCATGGAATATCAAGGTGAACGGCACGGCTACGACGGCAAATGGCATACAGCGTATGAAGAAGCAGACGGTCAGCGTGCCAAACGTGACATCGCTGAACACGCAGCGCACCATCCGCACAACCATCGGTGACGGACAGATAGAGCGTGCCAGCATACGACTGACAAGTAGAATGACGAAATTCAATCTAAGATATGATACATCGCAATAACAACCTAAGCGTGCTCCCGTTCTACGCGAACCCGATGGAGCAGAACCACCGCAAGCCCTACGCCTACGGTGAGGTGTACCCGTTGTACGCACCGATGGGTAACGTGCCGCCGTTCCAGATTATCATCGACCATACGACGGCGACCATATCATCGGTGTATCTTGTGGCCGTTCATGGCGGCAGCAGAACAAACGTAACATCGTCGCTGACGAGCTATGGCCTGACAAAGGTAAACTTCACGTCATTAAACTATGATGTTATCCTCTATCCGGCCGTCGCTCCACAGAACATTACGACGGCAGAGGGGCAGTATTACCTTGAGATGAACCTATCCAACGGGGAGCAGTACACCAGCGACTACTTCACGGTCGTTGCCGATGTCAGCGGTATGGTGCAGCTGATATGGTACGACCTGCAAGACTTCATCATGGATGGAGAGCGTATCGTCTATTCCAACGACTATAAGAATACGCTGTGGCTCCCTACCCTGTTGGGTAAGCCCGACTATGACTTCGAGGAAGAAGGTGAGCAGAGGGATGGCTTTTTCTTCCCGGAGAAGATGATAAGCACCAAGCGTTATAAGGCGGTGTTCCTTGCGCCGGAGTACCTATGCGACGTGATGCGCTTCATACGCCTGTCAGACAAGATTGAGGTGCGCGATAACTATAACAATATCTATCTGTGCGACACGTTCCTCGCGACGCCGAAATGGCAGGAGCAGGGAGACCTCGCCAGCGTGGATATTGAGTTTACCTGCGACACCGTGGCTAAGAAGGTCGGCCGTGGCTACCTCATCGGTAACAGCGGTGACTACAACGATGACTTCAACGACGATTACAATAATCAATAAATAACGGATATTATGGCAGACTTTTCAGCACTTAAAGCCGCGATTCAGGCCGCTATCAGGCAGAACGGCAATAACGAGATAACGGGTAATATCATGCAGGGAATCCTGCTGTCTATGGTGAACACCATGGGCGACGCATCCATCATTCCGCTGGTGGATACAGTGGCCGCGTTGAGCACACGAATTGCAAACGAATATATTCAGCTCGGCGTTTCCAATACGGTGAATATAGACAATATTAGTTCAGGGGTACTAAGTTTCACGTCCGCATCTGTTCCGAGCGGACTGCCATCAATAGACTATGGTGATGGTGCTGTAATCTTTACGATAAGACAGAATGAGACGAACTTGAGCGATTTTGACCGCCAATTCCTTATCACAAAAAATGCCATATACACAAGGGTATATATTAACAATGCTTGGGCAATATGGAAAGGCAACGACATCACGAAAGAGGTTATCCAGTTAGGATTGAAGACGGAGGCTTTCGCAACGGATAACCTGAAAGGTGGTATATATTCGTTCACTGCTCCTACCGGTGCGAGCCTTGGCATACCTGATTTGGATTATGGCGATGGAGGACAGTTATTGGTGTTTAGGCAGAATGATGATTCTCTTTCAAATTGGGATAGGCAGGTACTCATGTCAAACATGGAGCCAAATTTCGTTTATACAAGGACATATTATGACAATGCTTGGGGAATCTGGAAATTATATAAATCACCGACACCGAGAGAGGTTATTGGATTGGGTGTAAAGACAAGTGCGTTTTCAATTGACAATCTCGTTAGCGGAATCTATGATTTCACTGCTCCTACCGGTGCAAATCTTGGTTTCCCTGATTTGGACTACGGCGATGGAGGACAGCTTTCAGTATTCAGACAGAGCGATGATTCTCTTTCCAATTTTGATAGGCAGATGCTCGTATCAAACATGAAGCCTAATATCGTTTATACGAGGGTATATTATGACAATGCTTGGGGAATCTGGAAATCATATTCGTATGAGCCAGACAGGACAATAGAATGTGGTACTGGAAAGCAATATACTACACTGAGGGCAGCAGTAAATGCAGCTATTCAGGAGAAAGGAACAACGGTAATAGTATATCCCGGTACTTATGATTTGACACAAGAATTTGCAACAGAATTGGCAAATCATAGCGGTTCTGGAATATTACTTGCTAACGATGTTCATTTGAAATTCTTGGCAGGTGCTTATGTGACGTGCCTTGTCGATGTGTCTAATACATGGGCTTATGGAAACTTCGAACCTTTCAGAGTTTCAAGTGAAAATGAAAATACAAATTTCACAATCGAAGGTATTAACATAAAATGTAAGAATACGAGATATTGTGTACATGATGAGTATTTCGGTGCAGATGTGAAGTATATACACAAGTATATTAACTGCCACATGGAGCAGACAGATGAGAATCAACTGGCACATTACCATCAATGTATAGGCATCGGACTTGGACAGAACGGAACCATAGTCGTTGATGGTGGCTTTTACAAATCATATTCGCTGTATTATGATTCACATTACACGTCAGCAGATGATATGCAGCAACCTATAACAGCACACAATGGTAACAATGCTAATTGTGATGGCAGGATATTCATAAAGGATGTGTATCTTGCCGACAAGGGTTATCTTCGTTTTGGTAATTATGGTTCATCAACGATACTTACTCCAGTAGAGGTGTGCGGATGTCGGATGTATAAGCCCATCATACTGATGAATGAGACATGGGATAGCCAGCAGGTGACGAACTTCGAGATAATAGCATTTAATAACGAAATAATAACGCAGTAATATGGATGCAGTAAAGAAAACCGATGGCACGCGGACTTACTGGTTAAGCCGCTGGACGTTCGCGCTGAGCTTTTTCGTTTCGGTGGGGCTGATTATCGGCGGTTTCTTCACCCCACCGCAGGGCGTCATCGATGGCTCGGTATTAACCGCCACAGGTGAGTTGCTGGCGTTCCCGACGGTGCTATATGCTTTCCGGGCAATAGAGCTGGGCTACAAGGTCAAGTTCCAAAAGGGCGACACCAGCATCGAGGTGCATCGAAAAGGTGAATCAACGGAAAGCATGGAGGGCTGATTATGGAACTGAAGCTAAAAAGAATCGCAAGGAAAGAGACGTACACTATCGGAAGGCTATACGTTGATGGTGTGCGCTTCTGTGATACCATCGAGGATGAGGACAGGGGGCTGCGTCAGGACTTGCCGCTCTCTGTGAATATCAAGCGCAAGGTGAAGAACGAGACGGCTATCCCCGTAGGCCGCTACCGCGTGACGCTGGGTGTAAAATCGCCGAGGATGTCACAGCGACCAGCGTATGACTTCTGCCAAGGCTATGTGCCGCGCCTCATCAATGTCCCAGCCTTCGACGGCATACTGATACATATCGGCAATACCGCAAGGGATAGTGCAGGGTGCATCCTCGTAGGGGAGAATAAGGTGGTCGGCAAGGTCATTAACTCTACTGAGACGTTCAAGCGGCTGTATGCCGTTCTGAAAGCTGCAAAGGATAGTATCTACATAACGATTGAGTGATATGGAGGAATTAAAACAGAAAATGCTGGAGAGCTACGCGGTGGTGTCGCTGATACTGCTGTTCCTGCTGACGTTCTTTATTGGCCGTTGCACGGCTCCCGGATGCAGCGACGTACCTACCGCAGACACGGTGACGATTCATGATACTATCAGGTACGATGCGCCGCCACCAGTGCATGACACTATCTACAAGCGCAAGGTGGTGCCGGTAGTAAAGCGTGACACGATTAGTCAGACGGACACCCTGATAGCCGTGCATGATTCGGTAGCCGTCATTCCCATACATTTACGGACATACACCGATTCTTCGACCTACAAGGCCGTTATCAGTGGCTACGAGCCACGGCTGGAGGAGATAGAGGTGTACCAGCAGCAGACGATTATCACGCGCACGATTGAGCCGTCACGATGGTCGTTCGGCTTGCAGGGCGGTGTCTACGTCACACCAAAGGGGCTGCAGCCGGGGATAGGTGTCGGAGCGCAATATAGATTGGACGCCAAAGAGATTTTCCATAGACTACCGCCGTAGTCTACGTTCATAGTATTAAGGTTTTATGATTAGTGTTTGCGGCAGGGGCATGGTTATGTCTCTGCCGTTTTCAGGTTGTCGAGAATCTGACGGATGGCTACGTCGGCGTGCTGTCGCATTATCTTGACGTAGTTGAAGATGGGGCGGTTCGCTTTCATCGTTTGCCCGATGCAGTATTCCAGCGTCTCCAAAGGTATGCCTAACTCAAAGCCGTGTTGCACGAATGACTTTCGGGCGGTGTAGAAGCTGACGGTGTGCTCAATATCAAGTTCTGACGCTGCCTTACGAAGGGCGAGGTCGATGTAGTTCAGCGTTGAGCGGTATTGCGATTCCTTGATATTGAGTATATGCCCGGTCTTTGTGTTCATGTACTTGTCGATGATAGGATAGGCTTCCGGCTGGATGGTGAACTCGACATGATGATTACTGCCGTTCTTATTGGCTGTCTTATGACGGACGTAGGAGAGAACGGGGTTATCCTTATAACCGCGAAAATCGTAGGCTATCATATCGACGAGGTTCATGCCGCCGAGGTAGTATGACAGCATAAAGAAGTCCACGGCACGCTGACGCGACTTGTATGGTGTGCGGTAGTCCATCAGCTTGCGGAGGTCTTGCACTGGTATATCCAGCTCGCGCGGTTCCGAGCGCGTGGCTTTCCAATAGAGAAACGGGTGTACGTCATACCTCACCATCTGCATCTTGATAGCGCGGTTTATCAGCGTGCGGATATTGACAAGACACATCGTTTGATAGGTAGCCTTGACGCCCTGACTGCTGAGGTAGTGGCAGTACCCGTCTATGGTGCTGGTGGTGATGTTGGAGAGGTATATGTCACCGTTAGTGTACCGCAGGAACTTCTGCACCATGTATTCGAGTATCTTTGCGTAGCTGTTGCGGTTCTCACGGCGCAGGATGGTGAGGTAGTCGTTAGCGACGGCCAGCAGCGTCTGTGAGGCTGTGCCCGACTGCATCCCTTTGAGTATGTCGCGGAGCTGTGAGCAGGTGAGGTCTCCGGGGTTCGGTATCTTGTCGAGACGGCTATCGTATTCGTTGAGAAGCTGGCGCAACTTGACGTTGATGTAGTTCGCGTCAGGCTGTCCCACGACCGTACCATTAACGAAGTTCGCAAGCGAGCGCACGCGGTAGCGCGTGACGATGTAGTGCGTCTCGGACTTGTGACCTATCGAGATGCGTATCTTATAGGAGCCGTCTTTCGCTTTCGTGTGGCGTAGAACCGCCAGCTTGATTGTTGCCATCCTTTATAAACGAATATTTTTTATTCGCTGACAGCTCCGAAAGTGGCTGTGCGGCTGATTGTATGGGAAAGCGCGAAAGCGCGTTGTGTGCGGTATAAAACGACCATCAGAGCCTTTATGCAGGCAGTCTGCGCGACGATGCAGCCATATACTACTGATATATCAATCATATTTTTGTATCTGCCTGACGCACAATGGCGTCTGATGGTCGTAAAAATTCAGAATATTCGTTTTTTAGCGTCTCTAAGCGATTTTCTTGTCGTCGGTGGGCACTTTATAAGGCAAGCCTATATTTTCGCGTTAGAGGCAATTTCTCGCATAAATAACTATATTTGTTCACGCCGGAATATTCCCACGACCTTATATATATAAAGTACGGTGTCCTTCGCTATCTCGCGGTCAGGATACAGGCGGTCACCCTGTCGGTTGGTCTCCTCGTTGAGAGAGGTCAGCCGCAGGTTATCGGCGTTGTGCTTCGACTGGTACACACATTTGAGAACCCTCTCGTTTTGCGTGATGACAACATACGGGCGTCCGTAGTCGATGTCAGCAGGGTCAAGAATCAGGCGCACGAATACGATGTCGCCAGCCCGATACTCGGGAGCCATGCTCTCGCCGTAGACGTAGATACCGACACAGCCGTTGAGACCATCTATCGTCACATACTCATTGATGCGGTTCTCGTTGCCGTCGAGCAGGGCGACACCGAAGCCAGCCGACACGCGCATGTCGATGACAGGAATACGACCTTTCGTCTCGCTGACGCTGGCGGCGAAGTCCACATCAAAGACACGCTTTTCGAGGATGTTGTTTATCTCCAGCTGATAGGGTATCTTAAATTCTGCTGCGCTCAGGCGCGACTGGAAGGACTGCGGCGATATGCCAATCTGCTCGGCAAGCCATGCCAGATTGACGTTGTTCTGCTTCAGGATATAACGTGCTTCTTTTCCTGACAGCTTCGTTCTCTGTTGTTTAGCCATAATACTCTGTTTTTTAGTTTTGAACTTTTAATTTTCTTAAAAATGTACGGGAAATCCATTAAAATTTTTTAATAAATAAGGGAAATCCTTTGCTGATAAAGAAATACTTTATAAATTTGCATCGTCGCTGGGACAAAGTTAGAAAAAAAAATTAAAACTGACAATACCTCAAACGAGGGAATTTTAGAAAAAACAAAGAATTATGGCAAACAAGGCAAAACAGACAACGGTGTTCTCAACGAAGTTCATCAATCAGAACTTCCGTATCAAGGTGTTCGGACATGATGAGAACGGCAAGAAGATTAACACGCTGATGGGTGTTAGTGGTATTATCCGCATGATTGGCGAGGAACTGTTCTTTAAGTTCGTCCAGCGTGCCCTTGACTGCATGATGGATGTATGCGTATGCAAGCTGCGTCGCGGACTGAAGGTATCACTTTATGTAAAGTAAGGAGGAAACGACTATGAAGCAGAGAGTAACAAGAAAGCAGTTTATGAGTGAGATAATGAAGTCGGCTCGTAACACATGGAGACTTAGCTTGACGGCTGTTAAGTACAATACCCTCAAGAAGTATCATGGCTATACATGGTCTGACTGCCTGCGTGAGGCATGGAGACACGTTTCGTGCCGCTATGAGATAGCCAAGCCTGTGCAGCCCGTCGTGATACCAGTCATCGAGAGTGTGAGAGATAACTACGATTTGAGTTTTCTGTACGGCAATGGCCGCTACAATGGAGACTAAGAGATAACGAGAGAGTATTGAGCCGGGCAGAGCGCGAGGTCGCTCTTGCGCTTTGCCGGGGCTTGTCAGACAAAGAAGTAGCAGATATGTTGTGCAGAAGCTATCATACCGTCAGGACGCAGCGCAAGGCTGTTTACCGCAAGCTGGGTGTCAGCAAGGACACGGAGCTTATGGCGGCAATGATATGCGAGCACAAGGCGATTGCGTTCAGCCTGTCATCGTTACGCGAGAAAGGGGTGGCGCTCTATGATTAACCTCGACAGACTCCAGCTGGACGTCATCTACCGCATTATGAACAGCGAGACGTTCGGACTACGCAAGAGTGAGCGTATCGTGGGCGGTCATGCCCGGCTGATGCGGCTTATCGAGGATGGGAAGATAAGAGCCGAGAAAGTCAATGGCGAGGCACAGAACGGCAAGTGGCAATGTAACGCCAGCGACGTACTACGGCACGCAAGAATCATATAACTAAAATTACAAGATTATGAACGACATCATCAAGGATTACATGAAAGAGAGTTTTACGCTGCGTGAGTGGCTGGTCTATGGAGTGATAGCACCGGTAGCGTTGATTATCATCTGTCTGTTGGCAGGTGCAATATAATTTGTTTTTTCTAACAGTTTTTCTGCCAGCCCAAGCGTGGGCAATAAGCAAGGAGGCACAGCAAGGCTGCGACATCGTGACGATGTTACCCGATTCGATTCCGGGGTGTCTACAACGAGATAATTCACCTATTTACAAACTTAAAAAGTCAATGTTATGGCAAAAGAAAACAAGGTTTCCGTGTTCGACGTGCTGAACAGCATTAACGTAAACGAGCACACAGAGAAAAAGAACGGCCTCACCTACCTCAGCTGGGCGTGGGCATGGGCTAAGGTTAAGGAGCACTACCCTGATGCGACGTACACCATCTACGAGAACGCGCAGGGCTTGAACTACCACACCGATGGTCGTACCTGCTGGGTAAAGACAGGCGTGACGATTGAGGGTACCGAGCACATCGAGTATCTCCCCGTCATGGACTACCGCAACGCGAGTATTCCCGTCGATAAGGTAACGAGCTTCGATGTAAACAAGGCTATCCAGCGCAGCCTGACGAAAGCGGCAGCACGTCACGGCCTCGGACTATACATCTACGCTGGTGAGGACTTACCAGAGGCAGAGGCCAGCACGGGCGGTAAGAAGTCCAACGGCCTCGGCTATGATGATAAGCTGGGAGCCGCTGTGTTGGAGGTAGCAGCCAGCACGGATGTTGAGCAGTTGAAGGACATCTACTTCAAGTTCGAGAAGGAGTTCGGCAAAGACCAGCATTTCCTGAAGGCAGTCAATGACCGAAAGGCACAGCTTGAACAGGCAGCATGAGTACTAACCAATCAGACAAAGAACTATGGAGAAAAATGAATTGAAACAAAGTGAGGTGGTGTTCAACAGCGAACACCACACTTACACCCTCGAAGGTAAGAACCTTTCAGGCGTGACGCCCATCGTGCACTGGCTGTTCCCGGATACCTACAAGGGAATCCCCGACTGCGTGTTATCGGCTGCTGCTGACTACGGAACGATGGTGCACCTAAAATGTGAGATGTACGACAGCATGGGAATCTGCAATGATGACGTGGTGGAAGCATACAAGCGTATTATGACGGATGCCGGGCTAAAGGTTGCCGTCAGTGAGTACCTCGTCAGCGATAACGAGTCCGTGGCAAGCTGCATCGATAAGGTATGCGAGGATGACAGCCTATGTGACGTCAAGACCACAAGTAAGGTGCATATCCTCAACGTGCAGGTGCAGCTCAGTATCTACGCATGGCTGTATGAGATGCAGACCGGGCGAAAGGCTAACAAGCTGTATCTTGTATGGCTTCCCAAGCCGCGTTATGGCAAGCCCAAGGTGCAGGAGTTGAAGCGCATACCATCAGAGTGGTGCGACGAGGCTGTGCGCTGCTATATCGAAGGGCAGACACCCGACAAGTGTGTGGCCGAACTGGCGGCGATGGGCTTCACTGAGGAAGAAATGAAGAAGCGCGTTGAGGGTGGTATCCCTGACGAGTGGGAATCCGTCATCGATGAGCTGATAACCGTTAAGAAGCAGATTGACTTCTACACCGAGCGCGAGAAGGAAATCAAGGCCAGCCTGCAGACGGCTATGAGCAGCCGGGGCGAGGACAAATGGGCTAACGACCTCATTCAGATTAGCCGTCGTGCTGCGAGTGAGCGTGTCAGTATCGACACGAAAGCCTTGAAGGAGGAGCACCCAGCTATCTACGAGAACTACAAGAAGGTGACGAGTGTCGCCGAAAGTCTAACATATAAAGTACTATAACAATGGAAAAACCGAATTTGGTAATCTACGGGCGCGTTATCGCCCTGAGTGATGAAACGTCAGTCGCGAGCAAGGTTGCAGGACGTGCACCGATGCGTAAGCGTGAGTTGTATCTCGACTGCACCCGTTACGATTCTCTGACGGGACAGCGTGACGAGAACGAGAACAAGCCTCTGCTGGAGTTTGGCGGCGACAAGGTAATGGATAAACTCAAGGCTTTGGAGTTGCAGAAAGACGATGTCGTAATGGTGCGCTTCTCTATTCAGGGCAACCCCTACAAGGATGAGAAAACGGGCAGGTCGCGCGTGTTCACGGCTATCCGTTGCTACGATATCGAACTGGTACGCAGAGCAGGTCAGGCAGCAGCACCGCAGCCACAGCCAGCACCGGCACCACAACCTCAAACACAGCAGAATGATGGAAAACAGGGCTTACCCTTCGTCTAACGAGCGTCAGCAGTTCTTTCCCAACTCCACGCCTACGGGCTGGGGCTGGGGTAAGGACGGCAGGACACTGAACGAACGGTGGAAGAAAAACTACTAAGGTATGGCAAAGACGGTAACGATGCGGAAGAAGGACGGGCGGCTGACGTTTGACGTGGAACTGCCCTACATCTTCTCTACGCTGGCAAACGGCACATATACCATCACCATCAAGCGCAGCAGCGAGAAGCGCAGCATAGCACAGAACGACCTGATGTGGATGTGGCTGACCTGCATCGAGCGCGAGACGGGCACACCAAAGGATGATGTCTATATGTACTACTGCAAGAAGTTCCTCATTAAGACCATCAGCATGGGCGAGAAGCTGGAGCGAATCTATAACACCAGTAGTAAGCTCAACATGGAGCAGATGACGGAGTTTCTCAATAAGATTCAGGCCGATGCGCTAACGGAACTGGGTATCACGTTGCCGAGGCCGGAGGATAGATATTTTGAAGCGTTTTACGCTCAGTTTAATTATTAACTTTATTCAGTTTTTTATGGAGTTTCAGAAAATCCAAATCACCAAGCAGGGGACGTTGAACGTCACCTACAAGAACGGAGACGGCGACATCATCAGCTTCGCCGGGGCGAATGTTATCCACAAGGACTTGAAGCAGGCGATGCAGGCTCTCGTTCCCCACATCGCCATCATTACCGAGCAGCGCGAGGCGTATAACACCACGCTCTCCACGCTGAAAGCGCAGAGTATTGCCGACGATGGAGATAACGTCTACAAGCGTATGAGCGTCGATACCCTGTCGTTCTCTGATAGCGAGCGCAAGGTGTCTCTCGGCGGTTGCCGTATTCTCGGTAAGGGTGGTGTCATCACCGTTACGGCTCCGACGATTAGCCTCGAGGACAGCGACAGCTACGAGCATAACAACGACCTTGACATCGATATCGAGGCCGTCAAGTATGAGGCTAAGGAGTATATCGAGCAGCGCAAGTGGGGTGTCAAGCAGGCCGAGATTGATTTCAACGATATCGACCCGTATAAGGTCGAGGCCGGGGATGTTCCCGAGGCAGACGCAGCACCCAAGAAACGCGGACGTAAACCTAAGAAAGCAGCCTGAGTATGATTGCACCGATGTACTACACGCTGACACCGAACTGCTACAAGGTGACGTTCCAGTATCATCCAATGCTGGTTAAGTGCGTGCGCCGTATCCCGTCAGCCAAGTATCAGGCCGACGGTAGGTATTGGGAGGTGTCAAAGAGCGACGTGGTATATCTCCAGAAGATGGGCGTTTGGGCGAAGCAATATCGCTTTGTCACAAACGTCCTTTGGCTGGAGGACAGCGAGCCGGTACAGAGTTATGAGCCGTTGCCGTTGCCGCAGCTTACCGTCCCACATAACTTGCTGATAGAGCCTTACGAATATCAGCGTGAGGGTATCGCCTACGCCATCGACAAGAAGCGTTGCATCCTCGGCGATGAGCAGGGACTGGGTAAGACGGTGGAGGCCATCGGTCTGCTGACGGCGACACGCGCGTTCCCGGCACTTGTCATCTGCCCTGCGTCGCTGAAAATCAACTGGCAGCGTGAATTGAAGAAGTTCGGCGGTCTGACGGCTGTTATCCTCGATGACAAGAACAGGCAGACGTGGCAGCGTTTTTGGGAGATTAAGAACTCAAAGGGCGAGCCTTGCGCCGAGGTGTTTATCGTCAATTATGAGAGCCTGCGCAAGTTCTTCGTGGATAGGGTACGCCGTGAGGGACGTTTCACGCTGAAAAGTGTGGACTTCAACGAGCGTATCAGGCTGTTCCGCACGGTCATCATCGACGAGAGCCACAAGTGCAAGACCAGCAGCACGCAGCAGTCGAAGTTCGTGCAAGGTATCTGTATCGGAAAGGAATACATCTTAGAGCTGACGGGTACCCCGGTGGTGAACAATAACACCGACCTTATCCAGCAGCTTAACATCATGGATAGGCTGGGGGACTTCGGAGGCTACACCAAGTTCATGGCGCGTTACTGCGCAGGTGAACATAAGAGCAGCCACCTGAAAGAACTCAACTACCTGCTGCGTAAGAACTGCTTCGTGCGCCGTTTGAAGAAGGATGTGCTGACACAGCTCCCCGATAAGACACGCAGCTATCTTGTCGCCGACATCGACAACATGAAGGAATACAAGGAGGCCGAGCGTGACATCGTGAAGTATCTCGTCAAGTATCAGGATGCGGATGACGAGAAGATACAGCGTACCATCCGTGGTGCTATCATGGTGAAGATGGGGTTACTGAAACAGATATCCGCAAGGGGTAAGGTGAAGGGAGCCATCGACATCATCCATAACATCATCGATGGCGACCAAGGACAGAAGCTCATCGTGTTCTGCTTCCTCAAAGAGGTTGTTCAGGCTCTAAAGAGCGAGTTCAAGGGAGCCGTGACGGTGACGGGTGATGACAGCCCGGCACAGAAGCAGCAGGCCGTAGATAGATTCCAGAACGATGAAGGTGTGCGTCTGATTATCCTTAACTACAAGAGCGGAGGTGTCGGACTGACGCTGACGGCAGCGAGTAACGTGCTGTTCGTGGAGTTCCCATGGACGGCGGCTGACTGCGTACAGGCAGAGGACAGAGCGCATCGTAACGGTCAGAAGAATGCCGTGAACTGCGTGTACCTGCTGGGCAGGGATACCATCGACGAGTATATGTATAATCTTATTCAGACGAAGAAGGCCATCAGCGACGGCGTTACCGGCACCGATGACGAGGTGGAGGAACACAAGGTATCGGAATCCGACCTTATCTTTGGCGCAGCCGTTCACCTCTTTGGCAACAAGAAATAAAGGAAATCCGTATTTTTAGCCCGTTTGAGCGCGTTTCGCGTCGCGAGTGGGTAAGTTATAGGGAAATGAGTTAAAATCGTGTTAGCGGCAAAATAAACACAAAATAACGTAATATTATGTATCTATCAGAGTACGAAGCAAAACGTTTGGAGCTGGAAGCACAGATGCAGAAGCTCAATGACATGGAGAGTGAGAAGAAGATGGAGTTATCTATCAAGTTCCAAATGGATTCTAAGCGTATCAATACGCAGATGGGGCAGTTGAAGCACCAGCGTAGCGAACTGCTGAAAGCCTATCAGAACGACAAGAGCTGGTGGCACAAGAAGTTCCGCGACGAGAAGCAGCAGGTGACAGCAAAGATGCACCTGTTACGCATGGAGTATCTGACCGTGAACGGTGTGCAGCAAAAGGAAGGAGGCGACAATGAGAACAGGCAGGAACCCGACAACGGGTGAGTATGAGATTTACCTCGACGATGTTGAGGCAATGAAGATGAAGCAAATGGTGCAAGGTGCTTCGCTGCCTCTGCGCCGGGTGTTCTATAAACTGATGTCGTTACTATGAGAGAAGATGTCATTCCACTGGAGGCTTATGCCGAAGTCCCGGTGACGGACTTGAAGCACGTCATCAGGGTGGTGCAGCGTCATCGTGAGTTCGTTAAGGAGTTAAAGCGGCAGAGGCGTGTATTATGCTTCAAGCAGATTAAGTATAGACAAATAGCAAGTAAACGAAGAAATGAAACCACCAACAGAGAGACAGATTCAGATTAGATGCGTAAGCTGGTTCAGGGCTAAGTACCCGGAGGCAAGCAACGTTTTCTTTTCCGTGCCTAACGGAGGCATCCGCAATGCGTGGACGGCCAAGAACCTGCGCGACGAGGGAGCACTCAGCGGCGTTGCAGATCTTATACTGCTGGTGCCGCGTCACGGCTACGCCTCGCTATGTATAGAGATGAAGAAGCCGGGCGGTCGCCAGAGCGAGAGCCAAAAGGCGTTCCAAGAGGCGGCAGAGGCTTTTAAGTCCAAGTACGTTGTGTGCTACTCTTTCGAGGAGTTTCAGCGCGAATGTGAGAACTATTTAGAGAAGTAAATTAAGTAAGTATTAAGTAAGTATTAACTAAAGAAAAGGAGAAAATAAAATGAGTACAAAGACAAGTGGATTCAAGGTGTTCGACTGGATGGTGAAGAAGGTCGGGCTTGCAGGTAATATCCTGCTGTGTTATGCCTATCTGTATGAGCAGACAGGTGCAGGTAAAGAGACATACACGGGCAGTTATGCCGGTATCAGTGCGGACATCAACTGCACGATACCTACGGTGTACTCCGTGCTTCGTGCCCTGAAGAACATGGGGCTGGTTGCGTTCGACAACTACAAGGAGATAACGGTGTTGCAGCCAATCTTAAAAGATTCTAAAAGTTAAGGAATGACGTACCAATGTACGGAAATTCTTTATATCTTTGCCGTCGATTCTTCATCCCCGGTTCGAATTTACGAAGGAAGCCGAACCACTTGCAGCCGCAGCCGAAAGATATCTCCTACCATCGAGTAGGCTCGGCGCAAGGTTTCGGGAGTGAATTAAAATTTATTAAAAATTAAACGACAATGATTGTGGTATGAAAATAAAGTTTTAATTTTGCGGTGTCAAATCCAAAGAGCGGTACGATGCCGCTGCCGATGAGCAGCGTTTTTTGTGCCACTTCATATTATTAGAAATATCGAACCGCAACGAGTGGGTAAGCAGTAATGCCCCCAAGGTCTCAGCTCTTTGGAACCTGACAGCTCGTATTGCGGTTTTTTGTTTAACGTCAAAATTCAAAGAGTTATGGACGAACAGAAAAAGAGCCTGATGATTGCCGAGGCTGAACGTGTAGAGGCAATCCGTGATTTCTTCGAGCAGTGGTGGACTATGAGCGAGCTGTATGAGACAGCAGCCCGGTTTGCGACAGAATCCTTGTCGCTTCTGAAAAACCACAACTTAACTGAAACAGAGGTACAGGTATTCAGTGAGCTATTAGACCAGCACATGATGTTGCTTGATTTGGTTAAGCCCTTTGCCGATGGGAAGGAGGAACAGCCCTGATGATGTACGCTACCGCGAGCCGCGTCTGCTGGGTGAGGTCATCCGTGAACTCATCGAGCAGGGTGCGCTTGCAAAGGAAGTGAAGATATACAATAACCTAAGACGAATTAAGTATGAAAGTAGGCAATAATTTATTCAGTATAAATCAGTCAATGCTTGATGCAGGACTGAAAGGAAATGCTTTGGTGGTCTATGCTTATATATATCATAAAGCATACACTACTACTGGTGTGTATAATAGCGGTCTGAGCGAGATTGTGAGGACGCTGAAATTGTCAGAGGTGACTGTTATCAACGTTGTAAAGGAACTGGAAAAGCGAGGCTTTATCGAGAAAGAGTATTACATCGGTAAGAATTGCGTTAAGAGACTTTCGTTAAAACCTTTAATCTGATAAGTGTATGATTGTACATAGACCTGATGAACCTTTAATGGTTCCCACTCAATTAGTAAATGATAAGAACCTCTCTATTGGTGCGAGATTTCTTTGGATAGTTCTTTGGGATTCGCAGGATGAGAAGTTGGATTTTGAAAAGTATGCAAAAATCATCAAGAGAAGTCCAGATACAACACGCAAGTATTTCAAGGAACTGGTTAATGCTGGATATATAAAACGTGATGAAAATAGATACACAATTCCATTTGATAAAGAATAACGAGCCACGGCCACTGGGTGAGGTTATCAAAGATCTCATCCAGAGTGGTGAGATTTTGTCAAACTATAAAATGAATAAATATGGCAAGTCACTGTTTTAATACGGAATTAGCCAAGCGATACAGTATCGAAGAGGCTATATTAGTCGAGCACTTATATTGGTGGATTCGACGCAATGAATGCAATTCTGAAATGGAGAAAGAAGGTCGTGTTTGGTGTTATATGACAGCTAATGGTATGAGTGAGTACTTTAGTTACATGAACAGTCAAAAGGTACGACGTATTTCCATTAAGCTAAACGAACGTGGTAAGGTGCTTATCGGTAACTTCAATAAGGTAGCAACAAATCAGACGTTGTGGTATGCTTTTTCTGATGATTTCATTCAGGAGCTTTCGAAGTTAGGTTACGATTTTTCAAAAATGAAAAATGGAAATTTCAAAAATGAAAAATCTATAGAAGATATAAGAAAGGAATATAATATTCATAATCATATAGATGCTTTATCTAAATCTAAAGATTTATCTAAATCACAATATGATAGTGACCCACTTTTTGAAGATTTCTGGCGCAGATACAAACGCAAGGGAGTAAAAAGCAAAGCGTTAAAGATGTGGAATCGTCTTAACGAAAATAATAAAAAACTTGCTCTTATTGCAGTAGATGATTATGTCTTATTCTGCAAGCGTAGCAATCGCAGTCAGGCAGACGGCTCAACATTCCTAAATCAGGAATATTACCTTGAAGACTGGAAAAAAATTCCTGCGTGCTATCAGGACAGCGAGAGCGACGTAGATAAAAGGACAATAAACTTCAAACGTTATATGCGTGAGAAATGGCCTGACTTGATTTATCATCGCAATCCGCTGACGGTAGAGCAGGGAATTGAAATGATTGAAAAGTACGGTATAAACCAATTCGAGTGGATATTGTCTAAGCTCTGCGAAAGAGACATACACCAGTATTACAGCATAAAGCAAGGAATCGAGAAAGTATTTGAAGAAACGGAGGCCGGTATATGAACGAATCAAACTTAACCAAACTATACTCCAAGGATGCAGAGGTAGAGGTCATCGGTGCCTGCATATTCACGCCCTACATCTTCGATAACGTCAGGGACATTATCCGCAAGGAGTACTTTACGGACTATGACTGCTGCAAGGCTTACGAGGCTATTGAGCAGATGTCCGAGGAGGGAAAGCAGCCGGAGGCACTGGAGATAGACGCAAGGCTGAAAGGCTGTAACATCAGCGTCATGCGCTTTCTGAGTGACAGCTATCAGAGCATAGAAATAATACGTCAGCGTATCATGTTCTTAGAGGACTTGTATATCCGTCGCCGTCTTGCGGCAGCGTTCTACAAGGGCGAGACGATGATAACGGACACGACTATCGAGCGTAACGATGTGCAGAAGCTCCTGAATGAGTTAGAGAGTATTATGAACAACGGATGCGGTAAGAACGTGCAGACGTTCGGTGGTGTGGCTACTGAACTGATGAACGATATTGCGTCACGCAAGGAGGAAAGATGTGAGCGTGGAATCATGACCGGGCTGCATATCTTCGACAGCCGCTTCGGATGGCATGGTGGCGACCTTATCATCATAGCCGGAGAGACTTCGATGGGCAAAAGTACGCTGGCGACCACGATAGCCTACAATATGGCTTCGGCTGGTGTGCCGTGTGCATACTATTCGCTGGAGATGTCATCGAAGCAGCTCGTGGCGCGTATCATGGCACGTCAGACGGAGGTATCGAGCAGCACGTCACTATATGGCCGACTGAATGACAACGAATATAACCGTGTCTATGACAGCACCCTGAAGATGAAGAATCTCCCAATGTACTTCGACGAGAACAACAAGACGAGCTTCAATGCAGTATGCAGCAGTATTCGTGCGATGCGCAAGAAGATGGGAATCCGGGTGGCGTTCATCGACTACTTGCAGATATTGGCTAACGGCAGGGGTGAGAACCGCGAACAGCTTATCGGTGACATGGCGCGTGACCTAAAGCGGCTGGCCGTGGAGACGGACATCGTTATAGTGGCTCTCAGTCAGCTTGCGCGTGACCGTCAGAACAAAGAGCCGAGCCTTAATCGTATGCGTGGAAGCGGACAGATAGAGGAGGCCTGCGACATGGCGGCACTGATATACCGACCGAACCTCAACAGCGACTGGGCAAAGATATACATCGCCAAAGGTCGTAACATCGGACTGGCTACGGAAAAGGTGAAGTTCAACAGCAGCCTGTCGTACTTCTGCGACTATGAGGATGGCGACCCACAAGCAGGATATCAGGAACATAAGGAGAAGCTACCATTCTAAGCTATGCACAAGGTAATAATATACTTTGACTGCCAGTGGGATGATATCTACAAGATAGAGCGGCGGTTCAACATCCCTAACTGCGTCACCGTGAACGGCACGACCTGCAAGCCCGTGGAGATTGCCGACGAGGACTGGGAGCTGCTGCAGGAGACCGAGCGTCGAGGATATATACAGATAAGGACTATTCAATAAAAAAGCTATGGA